TAGTATGGCACTCTCTGACCGAGGACAGATAGCATGTATACCTATAGAATAGAAAGTCATAATGTCTTTCATAGCCTTAGTAATTACAAGTAGGTTTCCTGACTTAGGTAATCTAGACATGCCCTCAAACTCTTGCATGTAGTTGTTTCTAAACTTCATCTTCTTGTTGTTGGGTCTGTATAGTTTAATTCTGTCACCTTCTACATACCTGTAACAAGGGTCTTTATCTACGTGCATGTACTTAAGGTATCCATTAACCCATGCTCTGCGTACTTTGCGGACGTTGAAGTGTTTTAGTGTATCTAGACTAATGTTAAATTGCGCCCAGAACTCTAAATCTTTCTTCTCATACGGCATTACCTCTACTTTAATTACAGTTTCATAATCATCTTCTTCTTTATTGTAACTGATAGTAGGGGTAGGTAAGCTAGACCCAGTTAAGTTACACATCTCATCATATATCTTAGAGTAGTTTACAACTCCATTATGCCTGATCATAGCCATACCAAAACAGTCTATAGTTTTACCTAACGCAAAGTCCATAAAGATTAAAGCACCTGTTTTTTTCTTGTAGAAGAATACACAGCTAGGAAACTTGTCATCTCTAAAGGGATTCTTGTAGTGTTTTCTTAATTGTATAGGCTCACCAAAATAGAACTCCATAATTTGTTCTTGTGTGAACCTATCCATCAATGTCTTTTTTGTTGAGTTAATCTTAATATTGTCTAAGTCCATGTCAATCACTACTTTAGTAAGATTAGGGGGCACATAAAGCACCCCCTGCCTTACTTACACTTTACCTAATCTTGGTTTATCCAAACAAATCGTCCTCAAACGGACTAGCAGATGCAGGTTTGCTTGGTACATCTGAGAAAGGGTCTGAGTCAGTTGTCCAAGGATCATTCCCTGAGTCAACAGTATCTGGCTCATCACCTGCTACAAACTCTTTCAACACAAACGAAGCACCATAGTAATGCTTATAGCCGTAATTGTCATCTGTAATCTTGTTACGGATGTAATCACTAATCTTACCATAGATTGTTAAGAACATACCGTTCCATACATCTTGATATTGACCGTCTTTAACACCCATAAGAACTTTAACACCACCGTCTTTCTTATTGAAGTGGTCAAAGAACTCACGCAACTCTTTTACGTTACCCTTGATGATAGTTTTGATATCATCTAGCATAAGCAATGAGCTGTTGGTATCCACGTTGCCGTAAGAACGCAACAAAGAGTACAAATCCTCCTCACCACGCAAAGCTTCACGTACTTTGTCTAGCTTTAACTTGTTGTAGTCAGCCAACTTCATGTTACGCTCAGACAAATCTCCAAGACTATCAGCCCAACAAGTTTTACTGTGAGCATCAATATACTGAGTTTTACCTGATTGGCTAGTACGAACTTGATTGCTCAAGAACAACGCAAACTTACCCAACAATGGAGTAGTAATACTGTCGTGGTTCTTGTACCAAAAGTCGATACGGGTAGAATCTTCTGTAAAGTAGTTAGGCTCTTTTACCTTCTCTACATCTACGTCATAAAGAGCAGCAATTTGTTCACGTGTGGGATTAACTGCTACGATTTTGATTGGCGCAATACCTGTAAACAACTTCTTGCTGCTTGTACTGCCTGTTCTGGTTTCTAAATTCTCTAAATTCATGATTTTGTTTAATTAACTGTTTGGTTTTGGGATTAAGAATAATACTCGTCAATGTGTTGACATACTTGTTTTAAGTCGTTAGGAATACGGTTACTTGGGAACATTCCATCAGGTGATTTAGCAGGATACTTCTTCCAACGATTAGTTACAAATTCATAAGTTGTGTTACCCTGATTATCTTCGTCTATATGGGTATACAAAGCAACTGTAAATAAGCCTTCTAATACGATTTGATTGTCCAACAACTTACCAGCTGTTTTCATCTTGTAAGAAATGATTGCACCATCGTCCATAATTTCCTCGGGATGGGAAAAGTAGAAAATTTTCAAGTCGTCCCTTAATTTGCGGGCCTCCGTTAGTAATGTGACCATGTCCTTAGCCATGATGGAAAACTTAGTGAAGCCTGTTTCTGTGGCTTTCTTTACCATGTTAAAACCCATGATATAGTTAGAGTCTTCCAATATCACATTCTTGATGTGTGGAGCTTTCTCACTAATACTCTGTAGGTACTTTACAACTTGCAGAGCTTCGTCTAGTTCTGCATAGTTCTTGAGTTCTGCATTGTACAGTTTGTTAGCACCTTTGAATGGAAGTTCTTTACGAGCGACATTGATGATGTAAGTTTCTTTTGAATCTAAATTCTTGATGGATGTTGATTTCCCACTACCCGTGGGTCCTACGACTGCGATTAATTTGCTTGACATTTTTTTAGTTTAAGTTTTCTTTGGTTTGTTTTCTTCTATATTATCCAAGTCAACGTCTTCTTTCAATGCCCATCCATAGAACAACGTGAACTCTTTTACTAATGTCATAAGTTCGGTTGCGGTAACTGGTTCATTTGGTCGATAGGTAGATATCTCAAACAGAGCGTCACTATTGGTCACTAAGTATTTATAGAGCCAGTCTTGGAACCTTTGTTCCTCTTCAACTGACCAATCAAACTCCTCTTGCCATTCATCTCGTAACACATCTAACTTGTCAATATCTGCACCTACGCAGTTACACATCTCGCTAATGATAATGTTTAAATGATGGCCTAATTTAATTTTTCTTAACATGTTTACTTTTTCTCTCTAAATTGTTCGTAGTGTCCTCCTGTAGTCATTGTCTCTGCACGAGGCAACTCCTGAAAGAATCCACTTGCTCCTTCAAAGTACAAACCTAAACTAGCATTCTCTAGTCCATAGTGTCTGTCTTTGAGGAATTTGAGACAGCGATAGTTACGCCCAAGTATAGATACATCGTATCCATTGTGGGTTTCTATATCGTAGCGTGATGGGTTGAACAACCCCAACACAATCTCGTAATCTTGGTGTACGCCTTTGTTAATGTGTAACTCTTCTAGTGAAGGTTCTATCTTTTCCTCAATCAGATGTCCCTTACTTGTGTACACAGCTTTCTCCGATGACGGAGTCTGTTGGTGTACGATAACATTTACCATTTGAAATCTCTTTGAGAAGATTTCTAAGATGTAGTCTTTAACCATTAGGTCAAAGGTTTGGTACTGAGTGTACTTCATCTTAGTATCAGGTATAGTTTCGTTAGATAACAAACTGATGTGATCTACAATACAGAACACCCATAAGTTATCTGACTTGTATTTGTAGCCAGTGATAAGTTTACGACCATCAGGCATTTCTCTGTAGGTATATTCACCTATCTCAGGGTTCTCAAAGTATGCTTTAATATACTTGAGTATACCCGTTGGGTTTCTGATGTAATCTACGCACTCTACAGTGTCTTGAAGGGCATTAATGTATCTTTCTGCTTCTCTTATCTTACTCATTAAGTCAGAGGTAACATTAAAACTTCCTACGGACTTTAGTTGTGCTACACTAATGTTTAACTTGTATTGCTGGTAGAGGTAGCTAGATATAAATGATAGCCAAAAATCTGTTTGGTTTTCTTCTAATGCAAAGTAAAATATCTTAACCTTGATGTTGCTTTTATGTGTTTTCCTTAACACATTATGTACTGTAAAATATTTTACAAACTTAGTCTTACCTACACCTGATGATGCAGTAATAGCTGTGATGGAACTTTTGGTAAACCCACCATAGTGTTCTGATAGTCGTTCAAACGGACCTAAGATTGAAGTGATACCACCTTCCTCTTTAATACGCTTGTTTCTTTCTATTACTCCTACTAGGTCGTTAAAATTAAGAGGTTGGTATGACATAACTTAAAGTATTGTGTGGCTAGTGTACCTTTTGTTGTTTCCGTTTCTAGCCTCATCACACCACTTAGATAAGTTACTTATTGTTATACCTCCATGAATCTTGCTGATAAAGTAATGAGCCTCTTGTACAAAAGCCATACTATTGGTTCTCTTTAGATTGTCTAAATACAAATCAACACCTGCTAGAATCTCTTCTTTAGTGTAGTCGTACTCTGATAGGAACAGATGCATCTTCTTAGCGATTGCTTTCATGTTTCCGCCTTTACCTGCTACACCAATGTTCTTGACGCTAAACTTAATTGCAAATTCATCAATCCAAGTTAACATCTCAGTAGCCTTTGCAGATGTTACTTCTTTTGCTTTAGTTGTAGGCGCTTGATTATTAAGATTCACACCACCGATAGACTCCTCAAGCCCTAGTAACTCTAGGGCTTTTGGTGTCCAAAATGTAATGTTTTTCTTAGTAACTAAAAGACCTTCATCATACCACTGTTGTAGGATTCCCTGCTTCTCTAACAGGCTCCACATTGTCTCGTAAAATGTCTTTTTCATTGTAGGTTAGTTGTTTTGACTCAAGATTTTTCTTTAGCGGGGTATCAAAATTAGGTATGTGTTCTGTGATTTCCAAATGAGATTCCCCAATTTTTCCACAATTATCTTCAAGTTCTTCCCAAGCTAATAAAGACTCTTCGTATGCTCTCTTTGCCATAAGAAAGTCTGGACTTGTATCCAGACTCTCTCCATAGCAATTAAACGATAATTCCCTATTCGCCATCACAATACTCATTAGGCACGTTAAAAGTACTTTCGCAACAAAGACACTCTGTGTATAACAACAGACTATTGTCTGGCTTAACATCAGACCAGCAGTTAGGACAGACTAACTCAGCCAAACATTCATCAATTGTGTCTTGTGGTAAGGTGTTAATCTCAGAATTTGACTGATATCCCATCCGATGCGATAAGTAATTTTCTCTAAAGTACTTATCCGATAACTCAGGATAAAGCTCTAATAGATACTCATCTTGTGCTTCTGAGTCTATGTGTAGTTTAACTTTTCCTCCTGGACTTTGTGCGAAGTAATGATTAGGCAGTCCTTCATCAGGTTTTGCCTCTTCTAAGTCATCAAACAAATCATGACTAGATTTATTGTAGGGTTTGTAACTACCATAAGTTCCATAACTTCCATAATTTGGATAGGTATTTTGATACACAGGTATTGTTGCTTTGTGTTCCCATACTTTGTCAACACCCATCTTTAGTAACTCGTAACCAAAGTTAATGGCGTTCTCAAAGTGAGGTATAGAAATTACTTCTGAGTCAGAATGCTCGTCAATGTAACCACAACTTAC